TACGCCATCGGATAATGGAATAAATACCAAAGTTGCATACTACGGATACATTCCAAAAGTGAACGGCTTGCCATTCAAAATCAGAGGCTATACATCCAAACAAGGCGTGCCAGCGCCATTCCTTGCAGCATTGCGAGAATACGGTGGCGACCTTGGTGACATGCCAGAGCAGTTTAAGCGATACTGGAAAAACAAAAAACCTTTCGTTCGTCCAGCATTCGCAAATAAAAGAGGCATTACAGATGCAATGCTAAAAGCGCAAAAAGAACTAAGCGGAGGAATATTAGAATGATTGACAGTCCAAATACACTGATTGAACAATTGTTTGCCGACTTCACCGTCGACGGTAATTCCATTCCGGTCGCATTCTTGCGCTACAGAGGTAACGAGACCACATACGTCACCTACCAGCTTGCATTTGCGAACGATCCGTTCTGCAGCGACGATGAGCTGCAAAATTATGTTGACTTCTATGATTTCGATATTTACAGCAAAGGTAACTATCTACCAATTGTAGAAGCAATAAAAACAATATTAAAAGACAATGGGTTTACGTGGCAGCCCAGCAATTCATCCGGCGATATGTACGAGGATGACTCTGGATACTACCACAAAACCTTATGTTTTAGCATAGAAAGGAGTATTCAAAATGGCTAAAATTGGTCTTAAAAACTTCTATTACTCGGTAGCAACCGAGGACGCTTCAACCGGCGCTTTGACCTATGCAGGTGCCACGAAGCTCGCAAAAGCTATCAGCGCTTCATTTGAGCCAACTGTTAGCGACGCAACTCTATATGCAGACGATGCAGTAGCCGAAAGAGACGCCAGCGTCACTGGTGGCACCTTAACGCTTGGCATCGACCGCTTCGATATTGACACAGCAGCAGCCCTTCTCGGCCACACTACCAACGACGGCGAATTGGTTTCCAACGTGAACGATGTCGCTCCATATGTCGGCATTGGTCGCGTCGTAACCCTCATGCAGGATGGCGCATACAAGTACCGCGCAGTATTCTTCCCGAAGGTTAAATTCCAGGAGCCAAGCTCAGACAACACAACCAAAGGCGAGACGACTGAATTTGGTACTTACGAAATCTCCGGTACCGTTATCCCACCAGTAGACGGCAACTGGCGTGAAGAACAAGTCTTCGATACTGAATCAGCTGCGGTCGCTTACCTTACTGGTAAAATGGCCATCGCCTAAAAGCACGGCGGAGCAATCCGCCTGCTTTTCCATACATAACAACCACGTAATTATAGGAGCTAAATGAAATGAAAGATATAATGAGCAAGCTCGACTACCAGGGCAAAGAATACAAACTAATCTTTAACCTAAACGTTCTGGACGCGATCCAGGACGAATACGGCACCTTGCAAAAGATGCTAGAAGAAGCCTACGGAAAAAAGACCGGCGAACCATCGATAAAGGCGTTGGCTTTTGTGGTAGCAGCTATGGCAAATGAGGCAATTGACATTGAGACTGATGGTAAGGCCACGCCAGAGCAATTGGTTACTAAAAAACAAGCAAACCGCATGCTTTCCGAGTTTATTCAGAAAAACGGCGTAGAAGACGTTGTTAAGCTTATAGACGACCTTATGGCCGAAAGCTTACAAGGCGGCAAAGACTCAAAAAACGAGTAGTCCAAGAGACCGGGGAAGATGAGCCGATTGACCTCTCTTGGTTTGTGATAGTGGGCCACAGAATGGGCTTCACTACCGTAGAAATCGGCAGAATGACATTGACATTATTTAATAAATATTACGACCATTACAAAGACTCGTTTGACTTTGAAATGATGTGCTACAAAACCGGCACTACATACAAGAAGGCTTACGAAAAAGCGCACGAGAGCGATAAATGGTTCTAGAAGGAGGCTAAATACATGAGCGGTTTTGGTGGTTCGATTAAGCTAACTGGTGAAGCGGCCTATCGACAAGCATTGCAGGCTATAGCAGCCGACCTAAAAAACGTGGCAGCACAGCAGAAGCTAACGGCCGCCACCTATGATAAATCAGACAATTCGCTCACGGCCCTTTCTAAGCGATCCGACGAGCTAAAGAATAAGCTCGCTGCGCAGCAGGAAAAGGTAAAAACCTTAACAAATGCCCTCAAGGATTACCAGAGCCAGCAAGAGAAAAACAAAACCACAATCCAGGGCCTCCAACAGCAGCTAGACAAAGAAAAACAAAAACTCGAGCAGATTGCACAGCAATATGGCACCACCTCTAAAGAATACATAGCTCAAGCAAAAGTGGTGGATGACCTAGAAAAAGAGCTTAAAGAGCTCAACGCCCAATACGAAAAAAACGAAACCACAGTAAAGAAAACCCAGGCCGCGCTTACTAGCGCCGAAGCTGACGTCAAAAAAACTGGCGCAGCAATGCAAAAACTTGGCCAACAAGCTCAAGAAGCAGGTGTTGGCGCTGATAATCTTGGCTTGGCGGTGGATCAGTCCGGCAAAAAAGCAGAAGCAGCCGCAACCGGAGGATACACAGTATTCAAAAACGTACTAGCTAACTTAGCGACGCAGGTAATAAACAGAGTAATAGATGGCGTAAAAAGTATGGCCAACGCCGTGTATGATGCCGGCGTTAGTTTTGATTCCGGTATGAGCCGCGTAGAGGCGATTAGCGGCGCGAGTGGCGAAGCACTCGATAAACTTACCGAAAAAGCAAAAGAAATGGGCGCAACGACCAAATTCACGGCCACAGAAGCCACAAATGCGCTCTACTACATGGCAATGGCCGGCTGGAAGGCCGAAGACATGCTTGCAGGCCTTGATGGCGTCATGAACCTAGCAGCTGCCTCCGGCGAAGATCTGTCACGTGTCTCAGATATCGTTACAGACGCATTGACCGCAATGGGATACACAGCAGACCAATCGTCACGCTTTGCAGACGTTCTTGCAGCAGCTACGGCAAACGCAAACGTGAGCGTGGACACTATGGGCGCAACATTCAAGTATGTGGGCGCGGTGGCTGGATCATTCGGTTACAGCATGGAAGACGTGGCGGCGAGCATTGCCTTACTTGGTAACTCCGGTATTAAGGCCGAGATGGCAGGTACAGCGCTCCGCTCAATCATGATGCGCTTGGCTACTGACACCGGTAAAGCAACCCAAGCAGCTAATAAGCTAGGCGTAGCCATTACGAACTCAGACGGACAAATGCGTGACTGGAGTGACGTGCTAACAGACCTCCGTGGCGCATTTAAGAATCTTTCAGATGAGCAAAAATCGCAATACGCTAAGACGATCGCCGGCACCGAAGCAATGAACGGCTTCCTGGTCCTTATGAACTCCACCGAAGAAGACGTGAATAAGGTCACCACGGCGATTAACAACTCGACCGGCGCAGCTGACAAAATGGCTAAAACCATGATGAATAACGTCGGTGGTAAACTGACCAAACTCAGGAGCCAACTTGAAAGCATATATCTAACAATATGGCAAAAAGTCGAACCTGTCATTTCTAAGACTATTGATTCCATTTCGAGGTCGCTCAAAACCGTGAACTGGGATAAGTTTGGCGAAGCTGCCGGAGAAGCGCTACAAAAGGTGGCTGATGGGTTCAAATGGCTACTAGAGCATAAAGACCTTGTGGCAAACGCGATTAAGCTGATTATAGGCGCATTCGTGGCCTCAAAAATTTTGTCATTTGCGCAAAGTTTAAGCAATGTCATTACGAACCTAGCTGGCGTGGCAAAAGGCACATTGGCCTATTCAACGGCACTGGGAGGTCTCACAGCAGCCCAAACCGCTAACACCACCGCAACTGGAGCAGCTGCAGCGGCCGTGAGATTATTCAATGCGGCATGGGCCGCCAACCCAATAGGCGTGGTGGTCACTGGTCTAACGTTGCTTGCTGGCGGAATTATGGCCGTGTCAAGCGCAATGCAGGACACTCCTCATGCAAAGTTCATGAAGGAGATGGAAGAACAGAAAAAAGCCATTGAAGAAGCAAGAAATTCGTGGGATACGCTAAAGGAAGCACAGCAAAACCAGATTAACCAGTCCATGACCGAGATCACAAAGTACCAGGTCCTTAAAAATGAGCTGGACGGCTTGATTGACAAAAACGGCAAGGTCAAGCAAGGATACGAA